ATGGCGTGAAATAATAAGAAGTCAAGGAGATGTTACAAAGTTAAGTCAAATTTTTGGTAATGATGAAAAAGGTATTCCAGAAGATTTTGACTGGAGAGATTATTCTATTATAAGATTGCCATATAAACTAATTCCACGTGGTTTTATGGATGAGGCTATGGTTGCAAGATCTAAGGCTACTGTGCATAGTGGTATCTATCTTATGGAATTTGGTGCGTGTTTTTCAAATGATTCTAATGGGTTCTTTAAAAGATCACTTATAGAATCGTGTGTACTAAGCAATAGTAATGAAATCACACTACCTAGTGGAAAAGTAGATTTTACAGCTATGTTAAGGGGTAGACCAGATCGTAAATATGTTTATGGTATAGATCCGGCGTCTGAAGTAGATAATTTTTCCATTGTTGTATTAGAACACAACGCAGATCATAGAAGAATAGTTTATGCTTGGAGCACTAATAGAAAAGAACATCAGGAACGTATAAAACGTGGATTGTCGAAAGAAACAGACTTTTATTCTTATTGTGCTAGAAAAATTAGAGAATTAATGAAACTGTTTCCGTGTGTGCGTATGGCTATTGATTCTCAGGGTGGTGGCGTAGCAGTTATTGAAGCATTACACGATTTAGATAAAATTAATGTAGAAGATGGCGAAGTGCAGATTTGGCCGATTATAAATCCAGAAAAACCTGATCCCAATACAGATGGCGAACCGGGATTGCATATAATAGAAAAAATTAATTTTGCTAGTTTTGACTGGACTAGTGAGGCAAATCACGGATTGCGTAAGGATTTTGAAGATAAGATTTGTATTTTTCCATTTTTTGATAGTGTAAGTTTGGGATTGGCAAAAATTGCAGACGAACACGGTAATAGATTATATGACACATTAGAAGATTGTTTGATGGAAATAGAAGAACTTAAAAATGAACTTTCTACTATTATAATTACTCCCACGCTTACAGGAAAAGATAGGTGGGATACACCAGAAGTAAAACTTCCCGGTAATAAAAAGGGTAGGTTAAGAAAAGACCGCTATTCTGCACTAGTTATGGCAAATATGGTCAGTAGACAAATGGCTAGAAATCCAGAAAAATATTTTACTACTGCTATTGGTGGCTGGGCCGGATCAGCCAAAGCAGCCGGTGATAAACGAGATTATGTTGGTGCAGATTGGATGGCGCGTGGTTTAAGCGGTATTTATGACTAAATGGTGTATAATATAATGAGTTCAATTACAATACGACTACAATGGGAATGTTTTCTATGACAGAAGAACAAACATATTTTACAGGTGAAAACGCTTTTAGCGCTTATGGATCACAAATTGATACAGAAGAAGCTAGTAGCCGTGTTATTCCACGTGGTGTGGCTGTAGCGTCTAGAACCTTTGTAAATCACGACACCAACATTTCAGTAAAAAGCGATTATAATTATAAGGATTATGATTACTTTAGACCATCTCAGGCCGTACCACATAAAAAAGAAGAAATTATTGGTATGTGTATGATTGCATACAAAAAAGTTGGTCTAGTAAGAAATGTTATTGATTTAATGGGTGATTTTGGTGCTCAAGGTATTAGGTTGCAACATCCAAATAAAAAGATTGAACAGTTTTACAATACGTGGTGGGAAAAAATTGGGGGCGCAGAACGTTCTGAACGTTTTTTAAATTCATTGTATAGATGTGGACAAGTTATAATAAAGAAAAGTTTTGGTTCAGTGTCCAGCTATCAAGAACGCAAATGGCGTAAAGGTGTTGGTGCGCAAGATGATGAAGTAAAAGTGGAACGCTTAAAAGTAAAATCAAGACAGATACCGCTAAAATACAAGTTTATAAATCCACTTTCTGTAGAAGTTATCGCAGACGCCTTAGCCCAGTTTGTAGGTACTCCAGCTCTTGGTTTAAAAATCAGTCCAAAACTAAGAACAATGGTTAATATGGCTTTACAACGCAAAGACAATATGTCTGGTATTGTAAAGAAAATGGTTGATAAAATACCTAAAGATATTTTGGTTGCTATTAAGCGTGGCGATAGTTTATTGCCGTTAGATCAAGATAAAATTTCTATTTATTATTATAAAAAAGATGACTATGAACTCTGGGCCGATCCGATGTGTTATTGCATATTGGATGACCTACTTATGTTGAATCAGCTAAAGTTGGCTGATAGATCGGCGTTAGATGGTGCCATATCTAATATTAGATTGTGGAAGCTTGGTATTATAGGTGATAGCCCAGCAAACAGTATATTACCAACAAAAACAGCCATTAATAAACTACGCTCTATTTTAGCCAATAATGTTGGTGGTGGTACTATGGATCTTGTGTGGGGACCAGAACTAACTTTCGAGGAGTCCAATAGCCAAATATGGCGCTGGTTAGGATCTGAAAAATACACAACCACTATTCAAGCTATATATGAAGGCTTGGGTATTCCATCTCCACTAAGAGGTAAAAGTCAGGGAACAAATACTAGTAGTTTTATAGGTCTAAATACTTTGATAAAAAGATTACAGTATGGCAGAGACGCCTTGACAGATTTTTGGAAAAATGAATTAAAATATATACATAAGGCTATGGGTTTTCCCGGTTCACCTCCAGGTATTATTTTTGATTTTATGGCTTTGGCTGATGAGCCTGCTGAACGCCAATTGTTAATTAATTTGTGGGATAGAGATATTATTTCCGATGATACCATTTTGGAATTGTTTGGAAGATTGCCAGATGTAGAAAAAGCCCGTGTTAAAAGTGAGACAAAAGAAAGAACCTACGAACGTATGCCATATAAAGCCAGCCCATTTCATAATCCAGATAAAGAACACGAATATAGAAAGATATTGTTGCAGGCTGGTGGCGTAGCTCCATCCGAAATTGGTATTGATTTGCAAGATCGTAAACCGGGAGAATTACCGCTGATTGACAAACAACAAGAAATGCAAATGGAAATGAAAAAAATGGATATAAAAAGTCGTGAGGAAATGAATCGACAAAATATCAAGAAACAAATGCAAATGAAGAAGATGGGCACTCCTGGGCGTCCAAAAAATGTTACAGAAACTAAAAAGCGTAAACCGAAGCCAACTGAAAAGCCATCTACTCGTTCATTTATAGATATTTTTATGTGGGCTAATTCAGCTCAGAAGACGATATCTAATACAATCACTCCTTCTTTATTATATGCTTATGGTAAGAAAAATGTTCGTAGTTTGTCAAAAGAAGAATTTGATGAAATTGAAAAGATTAAATTTAATATGTTGGCTTATATAGAACCTTTTACTAATTTAACTCCAGAATGTATTCACGACGCTCTAATAATGAGTTCTAATAATAAAGATATGAATGAGTTGTGTAGAATGCTACACGCGCAATTTGTATCCCAAAATGGAAAACCGCCAACTATTGATCAATTACACCAAATATATGCCAGCGCATACGCTTTATATTACGAGTAATTGGGTGGTTTTTGTGTTTTTTTTAAATAAATGGTGTATAATACACTGAGGTAATAAAATATGATTCCTATTTTTAAATATGAACAAGAAGCTGGTATAGCCGAAGTAGTCCGATCAAGCGGATCTATAGCTTTTGCGTCGGTAGCAAAACCGATGACATTAAACGATGTTCAGAAAGAACAATTTTGTCAAATGTTAAAGTCTAACGCAGAAGCAAATCCTAATCAATTCGATCTATTTTATTTAGAATCTGTATTAGCTTCTGTCGGGTGGAATAAAAATGATGATGTGTTTGATGCCAAAGAAATTTGGGCTGCACGTCATACACCCATAGATAAACAATTTAATTATATGCACGATGAGACTGATATTATTGGTCACTTAACATCGTCAAAAATAGTTGATTTAAATGGTAGTGTTATTACTTCTGAAGATAATTTACCTATACAATTTGATATTGTAGTTGGATCGGTTTTATATAAAAGATGGTCTGATGAACAATTACAAGCGAGAATGAATCAAATCATTGATGAAATTATGGAAGACAAGTGGTGCGTATCCATGGAATGTCTTTTTGGTAATTTTGATTATGCTGTGGTAACTCCAGATAGTGTACATAAGATTGTTGCTAGAAATGATGAAAGTTCATTTTTAACTAAACACTTAAGAGTATATGGCGGTTCTGGAGAGTATGAAGGATACAAAATTGGAAGGCTTTTACGTGGTTTTGTTTTTAGTGGTAAGGGACTAGTTGACAATCCAGCTAATCCTAGAAGCAAAATAACAACATATAATGATAAAAGTGAGATAAGTTCTTTTGTTGGTGCCGCTGCAACAGTAGAAGAATTAGAAATTTCTAATGTACAGGAGATTCAAATGACAATTAGTCAAGAACAATATGACGCTTTGAAGGCAGAATTGGAAGCCCTTAAAACTTCCAAGGCTGAAGAAGCTCAAAAAGAACTTGATGATACTAAGGCTAAAATTGCTGACTTAGAAAAGCAAGTTGCTAATCTAACAAATGATTTGGAAGCTAGTAAAGAAGTCGCTAAGGCTAAAGATGAAAATCTGGAAGCTGTTAAGGCTGAACTAGAAGAAGCCAAAACTAAGTTGGCCGAAGCCGAAGAATCTATTCAAGCTCAAGCTCTGGAGGCAGCTAAAGCGTCTCGTAAGAGCAAACTACTTGAAAAGGTAGACGAAGAAAAAGCTAGTATTTTGGTTGATAAATTTGCTAATGCTTCAGATGAAATGTTTGAAGCGTTGTTGGAATCACTTCCGGCGAAAAAGATGGAAGAAGATGAAGACGACAAGGCAAAAGACAAAAAGAAGGCTAAGTGTGATGCAGAAGAAGATAGTGATGATGTAGACACAGACATTGATGATGCAAATGCATCAGACGATGCTGACATGTTAAGTGGCGGCGACGACGTGCCGGTTGATAAAATCGCCAAAGCGTCTAGCTGGTTTACTCAAAGCGTATTACGTTCTACTGCTGGTAAAAAAGAAGGAGAATAAAATGGCTTTAAGACCTGATAGAATTCATATAGATTCACAAATAGACTTCTTTATGAACGAAGTAGCAGAACGTGGTGGTATTGTATGTGTTTCTACTGCCGGATCTGGTGCCGCTATGGATCAATCTGAGCAGTTGGCTACATACAAAGCTAATCCATCGGGATGTAGCACTTTGGGTGTTTTGATGTGTGATATGGTCGATTTGGATTTGACCCGTCAACATGAAAACTGGCATAAAGAAGAAGTTCAAAAAGGTGGTAAGGTAACTATTTGGAACAAAGGTACCGTTGTTACTGACAGAATTTATCCTGGTGCCACTCCTACTGCTGGACAACGCGCATATATTGCACATAGTGGATATATTGCCAATAGTGTGGTGGTAAGTGATGATAGTAGTATAGATCCTGTTGTTGGTAGATTTTTGTCAACCAAAGACGAAGACGGTTACTGTAAAGTTTCCGTTAACCTACCTTAATAATAAAAGGAGATGATTTAATGGCTGATGTTAAACTTAGAGAACCAGATGCTGAAGTCATCGACATGATTAAAAGATCTGGTGATTTAGATACAGCGATAGCGTTTCCAGCTCAACGCGAGTTGGCAAGAGCTTTGGAAGAACCTCTTCGTCAAGGTGTACTAGTAGGTGATGTTATTAGTGGTATTTATGAAACTCTACCGATGGCCCCAGGTTCGTCTGTAGAATTTCCACTTGACCTATTAGCTCCCGGTGAAGAAGATCAATTTGTAGCTTATACCAATCCTGGTAATGGTCGTATTCCTGAACGTCAAGTTGAGGGTGATTACGTCCAAGTTCCTACTTATGGTATTGCCTCAAGTATTGATATGCTTTTGCGTTATGCACGTGAAGCTCGCTGGGATGTCGTGGCTCGTGCTATGCAAGTATTAGAAGCCTCATTTGTTAAGAAGATTAATGACGATGGTTGGCATACATTGTTGACCGCCGCTGCTGATCGTAACATTTTGGTGTTTGATGCTGATGCTACTGCTGGTCAATTTACAAAACGTTTGGTATCATTGATGAAGACCATTATGGTAAGAAATGGTGGTGGTAACACTGCTAGTTTGCGCCGTAGTCGTCTTACCGATATCTTTATGAGCCCAGAAGGCATTGAAGATATTCGTAACTGGGGAGTAGATCAAGTTGACGACATTACTCGTCGTGAGATCTATGTTGCTGCTGATGGTACTATTAGTAAAGTGTTTGGTGTTAATTTGATTGATTTAGTTGAATTTGGTGAAGGACAAGAATATCAATTGTTCTTTAGCAATCAATTAAGTGGATCGTTAGCATCTGGCGACTTGGAACTAGTTATTGGTTTGGATAGACAAATTAATGATAGTTACTTGATGCCAACCAAGCAACCTGTTAGTATCTTTGAAGATCCAACTTTGCATAGACAACAAAGAATGGGTTGGTATGGATGGGCAGAACTTGGTTTTGCGATTTTAGACAACAGGCGCGTGCTCCTTGGGAGTTTCTAGGCTGGTTTGGCTGATACAAATATTAAAGAGCGGGAGAGCTTTCTCCCGTTCTTTTTTACACAAAAAGTATAAGGAGTTTAGTATAATGTTACTATTGGAACAAAATAAAAAAGAGATCATCAATTTATATAAATCTGGCATAAGTACAAATAGGCTTGCTGAAAAATATAAATGTAATCCTGGTACTCTATGGGTACATTTAAAAGAATGGGGGATTAGTATAAAACCTAAACAATCTTTCAAAGGCGATATTGAAGATTATAAATCACAAATTAAAAAAATGTTAGATAATGGCTTATCCTGTTATAGAATAGCAAAAGAATTGGAAATATCTAAATCAACTATTATACGAGCAGTAAGAAGATGGAATTTTAATAATAATCACAAATGTAAAGTAAATTACAACAACCTACTAAAAGATAGAGAAGATGAAGTTTTAAAATTATATAATAATGGAAAAACGTGTGATGAGATTGGAAAAATTACTGGGCATTCTGGCGCACAAATTTCTATATTGCTTAAACGGTCAGATCAAGATGTTCGTAATTGGAAATACTCCGTTAATGAACACTTTTTTGACAAAGTTGATTCGGAAGAGGTTGCGTATGTGCTTGGGTGGTTTTATAGCGATGGATGTGTAAATAATAAAGGTAAAATGCGTATTCAGATACAAACGGATGACTCCGACATATTATATATAATAAAAGACTTGATGGAATATGATGGACCGCTTTATGAGGTTTCACCGCCTAAAAAATATCCACATCGAAAATCACAGGTATCATTAACTATAAATCGCAAGTCTTTGGCAGATAAATTAATCGCCCTTGGTTGCGTACCAAACAAATCCCTTATTCTTAATTTTCCCTCTCCTTCTATTATATCTGATAAATTAATGTCACATTTTATACGAGGGGTTTTTGATGGTGATGGTAGTATATCTATTAAAAATAATAAATAT